GGCTTTGTTCGTGGGGCTGTGTACTCGATTCGTCGTGGTATACGCGGTGAAGTCAAATCATTCACCGTGCCCGATGCTGCATCGTTCGACTTGTCGGAAATCGTGGGGCGTGACTAATGGCTAGTCGCATACCATTACGTGGCGGGCGTGAGCGTGGAGACGCCTACCGCCATCGTGGCAGCGCTCGACAGCGTGGCTACTCGGTCGCGTACCAAAAGGCTCGGGAGCTAGTGCTAGGGCGTAACCCTCTGTGCAGAGTGTGCCAATCGCAGGGCGTGACACGAGAGGCCGTGGAGACACATCACGTCGTGCCAGTGCAGGCCGATAGGCATATGGCAGATGATGCACGCAACCTATTGCCGGTGTGCTGTGCGTGCCACGATGTCATCGAGGGCATGTCCTGGGCGCAACTACATACCGCATATGGCATTGAGCAATTCCCACCCCATCCATGATGATTGATACACCCCACCCATTGAATACCCACCTCATTCGTATACAATACCCCCCCGCCCCCCCACCCACCCCGGGGAGGGCAAAATCTAGCTGGGAACTTGCAAGGGACCGCCGTTGAACCCGACCGCGTATTTTGGTCGTAAAAAAAAGGCGTTTTATAAACGGTAATTTATGGGTGCCCCACCGAAACCAATAGCACAACACCTCGCCGACGGCACGTACAGAGCCGACCGGATGGGCGACCGAGTGTACGCCGAACCGGTCGGCGACCTAGGCGAACCGCCTGCCGACCTGCCAGCGCAGGGCGTGCGACTGTGGATCGACACAGCGGACACCCTCGCCCAGACGCTAGGTCAATCGGATCGTGCAGTGGTTGAGGGCATGTGTCGCTGGTGGTGCCTGCTGCTAGACGAGCTACGGGCCGCCGCGCGGGCATGTGACGAGCGAGAGAAAGCCAAGGCCGTCGCCAATGCGGGGACGGCTACCCGGGCGTTTATGAGCATGGCGGGGGCCATCGGAGCAACGCCAATCGCTCGCCAGCGGCTGCGAGGTGCGGCAGCCGACGCGCCGGAGGACGATCTACTGGCACTGAGGCGAGAAACCGCATGATTGCCACAACGCCAGCAAAACCGAAAGACAACGTAGCCGCCTACTGCGAGGCGGTGACGAGCGGTCGTATTGTCACATCCAAGTGGGTGCGACTGGCGGTCGATCGGCATCTGGCGGACCTGCAAAAAGCTGGCGAGCGCGGATTCTATTTCGACGAAGACATCGCCCATCGTGCGTGCTCGTTTTTTCCGAAGGTTCTTCGTCACTATAAAGGCCAATGGGCCGGCCAGCCGTTTCACTTATCGGACTGGCAGCAATTCATCATCTGGAGCTTGTTCGGCTGGCGTCGCAAGGCCGACGGACTGCGGCGATTTCGCCGCGCCTATGTCACCGTCGCAAGAAAGAACGGCAAGACAACGCTCGGGGCTGGCGTCGGCATCTTGTGCCAATACTTTGATGAGCCGAACGAGCCGGGCGCGGAAGTGTATGTCGTCGCGACCAAAAAAGAGCAAGCCGCCATCTGCTACGAGGACGCCGTGCGAATGGTGACGGCGAGTCCCGCGCTCAATAGCCGATCGAAGATCCGCAAAGCTCCGCATACGATATGGTATGTCGCGCAGAACTCGAAGTTCCAACCGCTCGGGGCTGACAGCCAGAAAGACGGACTCAACCCGCATTGTGTCATCGAGGATGAGCTACACGCATGGACAGAGCGACAGCGTGAATCAAAGGAAAAGATGGAGACCGGCGGAGCCGCTCGCCGCCAGCCGCTGCTGTTAATGATCACGACTGCCGGCAGCGATGATTCAATCATCTGGCTGCAAGAGGACGCGGCCGCATGTCATGCCGTCGAAGCGGTCGCCAGCGGCGAAGTGTACGACGACGAACTATTCGCTTACATTGCTCGCATCGACGATGAAGACGACCCGTTCGACGAAAGCTGTTGGGAAAAAGCGAATCCAAACCTAGGCGTGTCGGCAAAGGTTGAGTACCTGCGATCAGAGGCGGAAGTCGCTAGCAAGCGACCCGAAAAATACGGGGCTTTTGTTCGCTACAATTGCAATCGCAAGGCGGAAAAGGAAGACAAGCCAATCACTGCGATCCGCTGGCGCAAAGGCAATCAACCGGTGAGCGTGGCCGACGGTGCTTACGGCCACGGTGGCATTGACCTAGGCCGGTCTAACGACTGGTGCGCGGCGGCGATGGTGTTCCCCGAATACGCTGAGGATGCCGACGGACGGCGCCCGGTGAAGTACCAGATCGTCACTCACTGCTGGTGTTGTGACGAGGGCAAATTCCGCCCGGACTACGAGCCTTTTCGCGGCTGGGCTAATCGCGGACTGCTGACCGTGTGCCATGGCTCGGCGGTCGATTACGGGGCCGTCAAGCAATGGGTGATTGAGGCCGCCAAGCGATATCAGATCGAGTCGTGGGCGTTCGATCCAGCTTTCGCGGCGTCGTTTGGGCAAAGTCTGCAAGAAGAGCACGGGCTGCCGGTGTTCAAATTCACACAGGCCCCGTTTTATTACCATGAGCCGACGACGCGATTTCTTGATTCGCTCGATGCGGGTATCATTCATCACGGCGGCGATCCCGTGCTAGAATGGCAGGCGAAAAACATGGCGCTCTACCGCAATCACAAAGACCATGTTATGCCGTGCAAGGGCGACGAAAAGCACAAGGTTGACGGCATGGTCGCGATGTTAATGGCGTTCTCCGAGTGCATGTACGCGGCGCGCAAGCCGACCGGTTCAATGGTTGTATTTTAGGGGCCGAGAATGATTGACGCGCAGAACATTTCGGCCGGTTCATCGGCGCTCCAAAAATGGATTCGCGAGGCGTTCGGCGCTGAGTCGCAGGAGCTTGGCGTTAGCGTCAATGCTGGCACGGTTCGAGGCCTGCCGGCCGCTTGGTATTCGCTGAATAAAATCTGCGGTCACATCGGCTCGCTGCCGCTTAACCTGTACTACCGCCCCGACGACGAAGACGCCGAAATTGCTCGATTGCATCCGGCTTATTGGCTTGTCCGTCGGCGGCCGAATGCGCTAATGACAGCCTCGGCGTGGCGCGAGACCATGCAACATCACGCCTTGCTGCATGGCGACGGCCGATCCGCGATCGTTCGCAATGGGCGCGGCGAACCAAGCGAACTAATCCTGATGCGGCCGGATGCGTGGGCGATCGTCGTCGAACCTGGCCGAACAATCGCAGGGCAAAACGTCCCTGCCCGTAAATGGCATGTGCGCATCGACGATCCAGAGGCCCGCATTGCCGATGCCGACTGTCTGCACATCATGGGCCTATCCGACGACGGATTCGCGGGACTGGGCGTCATCGAGGCGGCTAAGCAGGCTCTCGGGCTTGCCATTGCTCAGCAGACGCGGGCAGTGATGAGCGAGAAGAACGGTGCTAGGCTGAAGTTCCTGCTGAAAGCACCGCCGGGCGCATTCCGCAACGAACAAGACGCGAAGGCGTTTATCGACCGCTTTAACGAATTCCATTCGGGCAGCGAGAACGCCGACAAGGTTGGGTTGATTCGCGAAGGGCTTGCGGTCGAGCAGATCAGCCAAACCAATAGCGAAGCGCAGGCCATCGAGTCGCGGAAGTTTTCGCGGCAGGACATCGGGCTTTTGTTCTGTGTCGAACAGATGCTCGGCGATGACAGTTCTGTGAGCTACAACAGCTTGGAAATGAAAAACCAGGCCTACATCAACAATTGCCTGCAACGCTGGATGGTGCGATGGGAGGAAGAGTGCGCGGCCAAACTGCTGACGTCCACTCAATATGACTCGGACGAATACTATTTCAAATTCGTGACGGCGGCACTACTAAAAGGCACAACGGCCGACCGCTATAAGGTGTATCAAATCGCGAGGCAGATCGGCGTTTTGTCGGCCAATGAAGTGCGCGAACTCGAAGACATGAACGAGCGGGACGACGACGGAGGCGACTCGTATGACAACCCAGCGATCACGACGACGCAAGCCGCGCCAGCCCAACCATCGCCCCAACGCGACGACGATAGCGACAATGGCGAGATGGACACAGACGAACCGGCGCTGGCCGCGAGACTGCGGAAGGTGGTCGCGGCCCGCATCAATTGGATGGTCAAAACAGAGGTGACGAGGGTCGAGCAGGCTGCGGCAACGCACGCCGACTTTGTGAAGTGGCTGGAAGAGTTTTACGCAACGTGGTCGGATCGCGTTCACAACGCGGTCGCCGAGTGCGATGGGCATGAGTCGCTAGCGACGCAATGGATAGCTGACAGTCAGTATCGCCTACTAAATGCCGTCGTCGGGCGAGGCAATGCCAACCTTACGGAAGTTGTCCGCCAAGAGTGTGCTATGTGGACTGAGCGAGCGAACCAACTAGCGACGGCGATCGTCGCGGGGAGCGTGTGATATGCGAGAGATTCTGCTGTACGACGAGATCGGTCCGGGTTACTACGGACTTCTTGATGGCAAATGGATGGTCGAGCAACTGCGCGAAGCGGGAAGCGAACCGGTGGTCGTGCGAATCAACTCGCCAGGCGGAAGTGTGTTCGAGGGGCAGGCGATGTTTACCGCTTTGTCTCGCCATACGCCGGGCGTCATCGTGCAGATCGACGCACTAGCAGCCTCGGCGGCGTCGTTCGTGGCGATGGCAGGATCGCGAATCGAGATCGCGAAGAATGCCATGGTGATGATTCACAACGCATGGGGCGGGACGCTAGGCAACGCTAGCGACCACGAAAAAGCGGCGTCCGTGCTACGGAAAATCGACGAACAGCTTGTGAATCAGTACGTCGAACGGACAGGGCAATCCGCTGACAAGATCCGCGACATGATGGTGGCGGAAACGTGGCTCGATGCGTCGCAGGCGGTCGAGCTTGGATTCGCGGATGCCATCGGCAAGGCGACAACCGCCAAAGCGGCGATCCGCGACGGCATGTTCGCGAAAACTCCGCCCGAACTACTGGTCGCGGCATCGGCGGTGTCGCCCCGGGTGGCGGCGGCGTCGATCGGTCGGCGGCTGGCGATTGCGCGGGCATGTTGATTGCGTCGGTCCGATAGCGTATAGTCATTGGGTCGCGGCGTCTTGTTAGCCGGCGCGGCAAAAATCAATCGAGCCTCTTGTTAGCGGCGCGATTCAGCATTCACCACGAATGCCGGGTCGTGCCGTTTTTTCGTTGGCATCCCGGCCAGTCACACAGGAGTAGCCGGGATGAAATCGCAGCAGTTACAGGAGCAGATCAATGGCATCCTCGACGAAGTTGTTGCCATCAACGCAAGCATCGAAAAAGAAGGGCGGGAAGCGAAAGCCGAAGAGACGGCCCGAATCGCGGAGTTGATCGGCGACGATGGAGTTAGCGGCAAGCTTGCGAAACTGAAGGCCGCCAAGGCCCAAGCCGAGTCGTTTGAGCGCGAATTGTCGGCCGCCCGTGCCGCTCGCATGGTGCCCGGTGGAGTGCATCACGAGCAGGCCGGAGTCGCCGATTCGTCGTCAATCTTTTCGCGGATTAAGGTTCCGGCGCGAGCGAAGGCGAGGGCACCCGTCACCGCGTTCCTCGGGGCCGACGCGGAGCAGCAAGCCTACGGATTCGGTCGTTTGGTGATGGCCGTTTGTGGCCGCCAATCGTCCCAAGAGTGGTGCCAAGATACGCTCGGCATCGACTTCCGCAATGCGATGAGTGGCGGGAGCGACTCGGACGGCGGCTTCCTCATCCCAAGCGAATACGAAGCGAATCTGATTCGGCTGGTCAACGAATACGGCGTCATTCGTCGTGCCGCCGAAGTGGTGCCAATGGCGCGTGACGTCAAAGACACGCCAAAGCGGTCGGGCGGGGTCACTGGCT